TCTTGACTCCTGCTCAATAGGGGAGAGGGAGAACTAAAGGTTAATCTATAGGTTATCTCTAGGTGTCTCTCTAAGATTGTCTCTAGGTTTATCTCTAGGTGTATCTCTAAGTTATTATTATATATAGATATTCTATATATAGATACTCCTAGAGAGACACCTTAGGATATCAAGAAGTGTATCGTATAGTACACAATTGGATATCTTGAGAAACACTTTGGGTGGGAATGGGTGGACTTATGGGTGACTTGAGGTGATCCATAGGGTGTCGAAAGGTTTTATTACAAAAATATGAGATAGCACCCTCGATTTTTAAAAGTGGGCGATTCCCCCGTCACCCCTTCGATTGACCCAACGATACCCAAAAGAGAAGCAGTTGGCACGTGAGAGTGTCACATGAGTTGCTAACCCATTGAAATCATTGGGCTTTCACTCGATTAGATATATTGATTCGATCAATCCCCAGGTCAAAAGAAGGAAACTACTGGTAATCCATACAGTACTGTACAACCGTACAGGGTCTGTGGTTGCGATTATCAGTGGCTTTTTTTTCTTAGCCTCAAGCTATCAACCAGCCCTCAGCGATAGCCTCAGACTATCCCTACGAATCACCACGAGATGCTCCACGAGATGCTCCACAGGCTCACCAGGAGAGCTGAACACTAGCAGCTCACCAGATGCCTCTTATCGCTCCTAAAGCGAGCCTAGGGACATCCCATTGCCTCTTGTTGATTCCAATCGGTTGCCTTTCAGACATCCTAGGGTTTCCCCTAGTCATCTATTTCACATTGTGAGATGACAAAAGACAACCTAAGGACTAATATCTCGTTTAAGCAATATCGCTTGATCAGTTAGGAGATTAGAAAATGAAGACCACGCTACTAAATATCATTGAACACGCACTGGGATTTCTAGTGATGGCTACAATCTGCCTCATGTTCGCCTACGCATTCTTTTACGATACAATTTAAACAACCAAGGAGATTACAAAATGACATTCTTAGATCATATTAGAGATAACTACAACATTGAAGAGTTAAACGACATCGTGAACCATGGCTGCGCTTCAGGCTGTGCAGGAACGATGATCTATTACAGCGATACAACAGACCTTTATGATCAGTTTGCGGACGAGCTGCACGAAATGATCGCATTCGAAGTCGAGAACTTCGGGGAGGTTCCAGGGTTTATCACTGAAGCCCTTAGATCAGGCAGTGTTGCGATTTTCAAGAATGCAGTCGTTTGGTTCGTTGCTGAAACCTACGCATTTAGATTGGTCAACGAAGCGGAGGAAGCCCAGGCTAACTGATGAGACCTAACTGGTCGAAACTGTCGAGAGACGGTCTTAGTCATTCACTAGGAGAATATAGAATGAAAAAGCACGTATTTAAACTAAAGCACGATAAAGGTTATGTCACGATCACCTTGTTTGGTCACTCATCAATTGAGAGCGCAACCAAGACAATCTGTGCAATCGAGCGGTGCCCTGAGCGAGCCATCAAGTCAGTCAAGGAGATTTCACTATGACCCACAAGGAACTCATGATTCAACTACTAACTGACCACGGGACATCCAAAACGAAAACCCTAGGAGACCTCTCAGGTCTCTCTCGGAACCTCTGTCACAACGCCCTCAAGTCACTCCTACGGGATGGACTGGTGAGCTACGAGAGGAAGGGCTTGGATGTCTATTGGACACCTCTAGGAGATGACCTAGAGCCAAAACAGATATGGGGTGCTTATGTCCCGCCAAAGGTGACCCACAGTCACCCATTGATGACCGCATGGTTTAACTAAGGAGATGCACCATGAAAAGATACACCACACCACGCAGGGCAGTTGGAGAACTAGTCAGAATTGTGGGCACTCCCTACAAGATTGTTGTCCCTTACTCTTTTAAGACCTACGGGGGGATTGGAGAGTTCTCTCTCGGCTCTGTCTCGTTCCATGTGAATGGCTATGGCAAGAACCGAGTAGCACACCCAATGTCGCCACTCCCTCAGAGTTGGCTAGTAAATATCAACGATTGAGAGCCACAGGAGAGCCTACACGGCTCTCTTTTAGCTTGACCAAGGGGATAGCATAGGTGTATCCCTAAAACGCTTTGTAGAGCCGTTTAGAGCGTTCTAGAGGTATATCCTTATAAAATAAGGCTTGCAGGGTTGTTGTATAAAAACAACACTTGCATCGCAAAATCTTGGCCGACTAGTTCTTTTTTTGGTCGTCGAGGTCTTGGCCAGCTATTTTTTAGTGATGTTACTATCGCCTGAACATGGCTGATATACTCGCGATGTCCTGACACGAGGACTTTAAAAAGCGTGGGTCACTGGCGGACGCTGAGAACTTTCAGACAATAGCTGACAAACAAGAGGGCATTCCTTTGAGTGTTCTCTTTTTTGTCATGACCGAAGGAGAATCAATGACTTACACAGAAGCAAAGGAACAACTCTTGGCTGAGGTATGCCGAGAGAAGGGCAAGCCGAGAGATCAGCTCAAGCCTTGGGTGGACTATGACCCACCCTCAATTGACGAAGAGGCCTATCACCTGGCCAAGGGATCCAGTGGAACACGCTGGACGGGGGATTAAACATGATCCTCTACGATGGCTTGGAGTCAGCCCTTATAGGCACCGCCTCAGTGTGGCATCCCGATGGCTCTCGTGTTGAACGAGCAGTCTATCAAGGTGAGAAGATAGTTGATGTCTTCATGGCTCAAGGGATGTCACCTGAGGAGGCAATTGAATATGTCTATCACAATACAGATGGTGGTTACCTTGGTGAGGACACACCAATCATTACATGGGAGTATTTAGATGATCAATGAACACGATATTAGAGACATGCGTTACGCTGTCCTAGATGAAGACGGAGAGAAGATCCGAGTCTTTGACACCAAAGAAGAAGCTCAACACTTTTGTCTGAAAAACTGGTCAATCATAGAAATACAGGGAAAACTCATCCTCAACCCGTTTCAAAAAGTAGGGGATGCACCCTTCTAGAAAGGATTTATGTTACTCATCAAGTGGTTAGGCACTACGTTGTGCCTTGCAGGTATCGCATTGACGAGCTTCAACATCTACCCAGCGAACATCTTTTTGTCTCTCGTTGGGTCAGCCTTATGGACACTCGCAGGGTTTCTCCAAAAAGACCCTCCCCTGTTCTTGGTTGAAGTTGTAGCTGTCGCCATCTATTTTTCAGGAGTTGTTCTATGGCTATCTCGTTGAAAACCAAAGCGTTATGTGGAGTCTGCTTCGTGGCTGGTATGTGGGTCAGTATCCAGGTTGCGGTGTTTACAGACTACTTTCACCGCATGGATTGCGGAGATATGAGGGACTACACCACTCATGTAGTGCAAGACATGGGCTTAGAGATCTGTGTTTGGAGACAGAACTCATGGCCTTTCAAAACTATTTCGGGGATTAAAGTATGAGTTGGAATTATCGATTGGTAGAACAAGAACTCTTCGGAGAGACTTATTACAAGCTCTGTGAAGTCTATTGGAACAAGAAGAAGGAACCCTACGGCTACGTCCCAGCGACCATCATTTTGGACAACCTGGACGAAGCCGATTGGATGGTCGAGAAGATCAAGGAAGGCCTTGCAAAGCCTCCAGTGAAGCTCAATCAATTCGTGGAGGACATGGAATGAACGAGAACCAAAAGAAAACCACTGAGAAGTTCAGACAGGGCTGGGACAAGATCTTCAGCAAAAAGAAAGTTACCGTGGAAGAGGTGGATCACGGGGTCTACGTGATTGAGGTGTCAACTCCTAAGTGCAAGACACCCTGTGGGGATTATGCCTGTGACATCGGGTGTGTGAAGGAGAGAAAATGAAGGTCGTTATCATCCTACAGGACACACCTAAGGGCATCTACCCGGAGATCCGATGGCGGGGGAATGGTTGCTGCGACAACCCCATGGATTCCATTTCGTTGCACCTGGCCACCAACTTCACGAAGCAATTCGAGGAGCTGGAGAAGGCCGGTGTTATCGTTCTTGATAAGACGGAGCCTGGCGCAATTGGAGCTTGATGAAGGCATCACGGAAGGCTGAGGACTCGGATCTGAATGGTCCCTCCTCGTCTGTCTCAACCACCCTGCCCTTGTGTTTGCGGTACCAGTACCAGCCTCCATATTGCAGGGGTTCACCCCTGGATCTGATCTGGTTCCAAACCTTGGTGGTGCTGCGGTCTGCGAAATAGACCTCGACACCAGCCTTTTTAACAGTCTCAATCAGTGCATTAGACAGTCTCAACGCTTCCTCCGTTCGTTTGCCTGGTGGAAAAAGTGACTCCGTGGAAAACAATGTCAACGCTTTCCAAACGGCAACTGTTGTTGACCGGAGTCCCTCTTTCGTGCATGGTGCGAACTGCCCTGCTTAAAGGGTCAAAGAGTGAGAACTGAGTATGCAGCTAGATGACGCAATAAGGTTCGTGAGCGTGGTCAGACGAGTAGACACGGAGATGCCATTGCAGCAGATCCACTGTCTCCTCCTGATCGCCAAAGAAGAGGAAGGCCTTTCTCTGTCAGACTTAGCCAAGAAGGCAGAGATAGGGATCGCTACAGCATCACGTTACGTAGCGGCACTGGGTAAGATCAACAGACATAAGGAGGAAGGTTTCAATCTAATCGAAGCCTTTGAAGACCCTATGGAACGTCGGAAGAAGATCATTCGACTGACTCCTAAGGGAAGGGCAACCGTAAGAAGACTACTAGGAGAAGACCATGCCAATCTATAAACGAGGTAACTCATGGATGGTATCTGTCGGCAGTGGGAAAGATCGAGTTAGAAAGTCGGTCAAGACCTACGCTGAGGCAGTTTTACAGGAGAAAACTCTTGAACTCTGCCGGAAACACGAAGATGTCCTACCGGATACACGCACAGAGGTACGCATGGGTAAGCAAAATTTGCATACCCTCTATGCGGCCTACCAGCTCACCGTCAGGGACATCTGGAGCACAAAACGCTCCAAAGCGTACCTATTCACCTCCAAGCCGGTGATTGATTCGCTCGGCAAGGACACCCCTGTCACGGAGATAACCACATCGGTGATCCGTGAGATGGTCAGCGAGTTTCTCGAAGAGGGTGACTCGGGTGGAACGATCAACGGGAAGCTCTCGGCTCTCTCGATGATGCTCAAGACGGCTGCTGATGAGGGCTGGATTGAAACCATGCCACGCATCAAGCGAAGGGCTAACGGTGACCACAGGATCCGGTGGCTCGATGCTGAGGAGGAGATGGAGGTTCTGAACACCTGTACGAAGATGGGGCTTCATCCCATACACGACTACATCGTGTGTGCGATCGACACCGGCTTCCGCAGGATGGAGCTGCTGAACTTCCCTGTCAGTCAGTACCGTGGTGGGTTTCTGCATCTCCACCCTGACCAGACCAAAACGAACAAGGCTAGGGCAGTCCCTGCCACCAAGCGTGTTCAGGAGATTCTGGAGCGGAGGAGGAACAACAAGATCCTCTTCGGGGATCTCACTCCCTCTCGCCTCAGGACCAAGTGGGAGGAGGTCAGAGCGTACCTTGGGAAGCAGGACGATCCCCAGTTCGTGGTTCACATGCTCAGGCATACCTGTGCCTCTCGTCTCGCCATGCAGGACAAGACGGCTCAGTTCATTCAGGCCTGGATGGGTCACTCCACTCCCATCACGACAGCTCGCTACATGCACCTCGCACCTAGCAAGTTGATCGAAGGCGTGGATGCCTTGGACCAGTATAGGAACTCACACGCTCCGGTGCTCCGGTCTGCGTGACACACATGACGTAAGACAGTTTCCTTTGCGTCTTATGTTACCAGTTTGATCGATGTTTTTGGCTTAGATATCAGGGAGTTAGCTTCCAGCAAGTAAACCGGTGGTTCTCAAAATCGAGTTCCGCAAGGAGTGCTGGTTCGATCCCGGCCAGGGGCACCAGATCAAACCGAGGGGGGTCAAGGAGTCTATAACCTTGATCCCCCTTAGTTTTTGACTCCCGATGATCCTTGGCGATAGTCTCACGGTGTCAAAGGTTGCTCCCCCGGCAACCTTCTGTGACAACTCTGTGACAACTTTTTAGCCAAAAACACACTCGATTTTCCATCGAGTCGGAGACAAAGGGGGCAAACCATGAACGACATGGTTAAGAATTTGACTCCTGCACAATTGGATATCCCTGAGAGATCTAAAGATATCTTAGCGATATATATCTATAAAGATATTAACTATATATATTTAAACCTAGAGAGAGCTATGACTACACTACAAGCTGAACCAAATGATCTTATGGAGACTCAGATTCGTCTCGAAGAAGAGATGACTCAGAGAGGACAAGAACGCTACCTGAGGGATGTGTCTAAGGCCAAACAGGCCAACCGAGAGGAGGGCACAGCCTACGGACAGACCATCCTGTCTCACCGTCTGGAGAGCCTGGCCAAGGCGATTCAGGACTGGTTGGATGAGACGGGCAAGGGACGGGCTGGCAACAACGCCACCGCGTACAAGAAGATCAAGGCCATGTCTGCGAGCACCCTCGCCTTCCTGACCCTCAAGAACGTCCTGGCTGGCATCTCATCGATTCGCACCCTTCAGTTCGTGGCTGTGGCCATCGGCACTGCGGTCGAGGATGAGCTGCGATTCGCTGCGATTCGTGAGGTGGAGAAGCGCAAGTACGACAAGCTCGTCTCTGGGGCTAAGAAGCGATCGAGCTACCACTACAAGCACGTCTACGCCGTTCGTCAGGCTCAGAAGGTTGACGACTGGCAAAAGTGGACTCGTGTGGAAAGGTTGCACGTTGGCACAAAGCTCTTGGATATCTGCATGGGATCCATCGGAGTGATCGAGCTGACCCACCAGAAGGTGGAGAAGGATCAGAGCGTGAAGTACGTGAAGGCCATGCCGGATACGTTGGAGTGGATCGAACGCAAGAACGACGTCACACAATTTCTGAGACCCGTCTATGAACCGATGGTTGTTCAACCTCGAGATTGGGAAGACCCATTCACGGGTGGCTACATCAGCTCCAACATCAAGCCGTTGAAACTGGTGAAGACCAAGAACCGTGCCTACCTCGATGAACTCAAGAACGTGGAGATGCCCATCGTCTACGAGGCGGTGAACGCCCTTCAGAGAACCCCCTGGCAGATCAACAGCCAGATCCTGGAGGTGATGACCTCACTCTGGGAGACAGGCTCTGAGATGGGTGGTTTGCCTCCACGCGAGGGTTTGCCCATGCCTCAGGTTCCTCAGGACATCGAGACGAACGAGCTGGCCAAGAAGGAGTTCAGGATCGCCTCTGCCAAGATCCACATGCAGAACCTGTCGATCCTTGGACAGCGTATTGGCTTCTCGATCGCCCTTGGGATTGCCAAGCGATTCGAGCCGTTCAGAAAGATCTACTTCCCCTACCAATTGGATTTCAGGGGCAGGATCTACGCAGTGCCACACCTGAATCCACAGGGATCTGATTATCAGAAGGCACTCCTCCGTTTCGCGAACGGAAAGCCTCTGGGTGAAGAGGGTTGGAAATGGTTGGCGATCCACGGAGCAAACGTGGCTGGCTTTGATAAAGCGTCCCTAGAGGACAGAGTGAATTGGGTACAAGATAATGAAGAAGAGATTGTTCGCATCGCAATGGATCCGTACAACGAACGTGGATGGTGTAGTTCTGTGGGAGGCGTGGATATTGACAAACCTTGGCAGTTCTTGGCGTTTTGTTACGAGTGGAAGGGTTACACCGAATATGGTGACTCGTTCGTATCGAAGCTCCCCGTGGCTATGGACGGTTCATGCTCTGGCATACAACACTTCTCGGCCATGCTACGTGACAGAACCGGTGGTGCAGCCGTCAACTTGGTACCACAGGATCTACCAGCGGATGTCTACCAGCTTGTGGCCAACAAAGTCCTTGAGCAAGTCCGAGAAGACATCGAGTCTGGGACAGAAGACGGACTGGCACACACTGACGACGGTCGTCCATACGTGGTTGAAGGAACCAAGACCCTTGCCAAGCAATGGTTAGAGTTCGGTATCACCCGCAAGGTGACCAAGCGTTCGGTGATGACCCTGGCCTATGGCTCCAAGGAGTACGGGTTCAAGGAGCAGCTCATGGAGGACATCATTCGTCCTGCCAAACAGGCGGCTGCCATGGATCCCTCACGGTTCCCCTTCACGCATGATGGCTACCGAGCTGCGGCTTACATGGCCAAGGCGATCTGGGTGGCTGTGAACAAGACCCTGGTCAAGGCTGGTGAGGCCATGCGCTGGCTCCAACATGCTGCCTCTCTGGCTGCCTCTGAGGAATTGCCGGTGCGATGGACTACCCCTGTCGGCTTCCCTGTGATGCAAGCCTATGTGGACACATCGAAGAGACGGATCGAGACGGCGATCAACGGACGCACTGTCTTCCTGACCATGTACCAGGACAAGGACAAGCTCGACCGGAGAAAGCAATCTCAAGGGATCGCTCCTAACTACGTACACTCCTGCGATGCAGCACACATGATGCTCACCGTGGTTCGTGCGAAACAGGCTGGCATCCACAACTTTGCAATGATTCACGACTCGTTCGGAACCACTGCGGGTGATGTGGAGGAGCTGTATCACGTGGTCCGTGAGAGTTTCGTGGAGATGTACGATGACATCCCTGTCCTTGAGAACTTCCGAGAGGACATCCTTCAGCAGCTCTCTGAGAAGAACCGGGAGAAGATGGAACCCCTGCCTGAACGAGGCGACTTGGATCTCAGCCAGGTGTGCAAGTCACGCTACTGCTTTGCCTAAATGGTTACCGAGCGGAAATGTTTGACCCCTGCACAATTGGATAATCCAAACGAGCCATAAGGAGGGACCATGTTCACTGTTGTAATGCCTGACGGAACAGTCCGTGTGGTTAAGACGCGAGTCCAAGCCATGCGTTTGATCCGAGAAATGCAAGAGTCCTATGCAGGACATTTTAAATAAGGAAATTTATGAGTAAGAGACCTAAGCTGCCCCGCTACATTACGCCTAAGGGAACAGCGCAGTATCCATACCTAACTAAGCCGGACACAAAGTTCAATCCAGACGGTGATTACAAGATCAACCTTGAGCTAGAATCAAGCGAAGCATCTGAGATCATGTCATTCTTGGATGAACAGTTCGCAGAGGCTGTCGAGGCAGCCAAGAAGGCCAACCCTGGTAAGAAGATCAAGCAGGGTGATGTGCCTTACAGCGTGGATGAGAACACCGGTAAGGTGACAGTCCGCTTCAAGCTGAAAGCCAAGGTGACTCCTAAGAATGGTGAGCCATTCGAGCAACGTCCTGCCTTGTTCGATGCCAAGGGTAACCCTTTGGATGCTGACGCCAAGATTGGTGGTGGCTCCAAGGTGAAGGTTGCCTACGAGGCAATCCCCTACTTCACAGCCATCGCTGGTGCCGGTGTGTCGCTCCGATTGCGAGCGGTCCAGGTGATCGAGCTGGTTGAGTTTAGTTCGGGTGGTGCCGGTGCCTTTGGCTTCGGTGAAGAGGATGGCTACGAGGCAGCTCCAACTGCCAACAATAATGAGTTTAAAGACGAAACCAACGAAGACGAAGAAGACTTCTAAACCGTTTAACTCTAAACAGGTGGGACTCAAGTATGGGTTCCGCTCTGGATTGGAAGAAGCAATTGCTGACAAGCTCACCTCGAAAGGGGTGGGCTTCACTTTTGAAGAGCTGGTTATCAACTATACGAAACCAGCACGTGTCTCCAAATATACTCCAGACTTTGTTTTAGAGAACGGTATCATCATAGAGTCCAAGGGTCGGTTCCTCACTGAGGATCGACAAAAACATATCCTCGTCAAGAGCCAGCATCCTGAGCTAGACATCAGGTTTGTATTTAGTAATTCTAAGACCAAGATCAGCAAACGTTCTAAGACAACGTATGCAGATTGGTGTATTAAGAATGGATTTCTCTACGCTGATAAGGAGATACCTGATGCGTGGTTGAAGGAATAATATGACGTATACTTCTAATACTAAGAAGCGAGTCCGAACAGACTACATTGTGGTACATTGTTCTGCGACTGGCGACAAGATGGATATTGGTGCTGCCGAGATTGACAAGTGGCACCGCAAGAATGGTTGGGCTTGTATCGGATATCACTATGTGATCCGACGCAATGGTGATGTGGAACATGGACGTGATGTCCAGGTGGTCGGTGCCCATGTGGCAGGACACAATGAGTTCTCCATCGGCATCTGCATGGTTGGAGGCGTTGATGCCAATGACCATACGAAAGCCAAGAACAATTTTACTGAGGCGCAGTTCACCTCACTGAAGTCTCTCCTGACTGTGTTGAAGTTGCAGTACCCTGATGCAAAGATTCAGGGGCACCGTGACTTCCCAGGAGTGGCTAAAGCCTGTCCTTCATTCGACGTGAAGGCATGGCTGGCAAAGAACATGTAGTGTTTTTTCATGTGATCTCCTAGTTGTAACTTATGGGTGGCCTTCGGGTCACCCTCTTTTTTCTCAAGGACAGAATGAATCAAGAAAACGAAAGCGAGTTCCTCAGGCATATTCCTTGTGACAACTGTGGATCATCTGATGCAAACAGTCTGTATTCAGACGGACATCAATTCTGCTTTGCTTGCAATACACACAAGAAGGGCGATGGCTCATGCAGCAACGAGCGCACACCTACAAAGATTACGAAAGGCTTAATCTCTGGAACCTTCCAGGATCTCTCGAAGAGAAAGATCCGAGAGGAGACATGCCGGAAGTTTGGCTACCAGGTTGGAGAGTACCAAGGGCGCACTGTCCAGATTGCCCCCTACTACGATGCGAGTGGAACCCTTATTGCCCAAAAGATCCGTGGTGCAGACAAGAGCTTCTCAGTTCTGGGTGACATCTCCAAAGCTCAACTCTTTGGTGCCAACCTTTGGAACCAAGGAAAGAAGATTGTCATCACCGAGGGAGAGATAGATGCACTTACAGTGTCGCAGATCCAGAACAACAAGTGGCCTGTGGTATCACTCCCCAACGGAGCGCAGGGTGCTCTCAAGGCTATCAAGAGAAACCTCGACTATCTCCATCGTTTTGAGGAAATCATCCTCATGTTTGACATGGATGAGCCGGGGCAGAAGGCCGCTCAGGAGTGCGCTGAACTCTTTGAGGGTGGTAAGGCAAAGATTGCCTCACTGCCATTCAAAGATGCGAACGAGTGTCTCCAGAATGGGAAGCCTGAAGAGATTGTTCAAGCGATCTGGAACGCTAAGACCTACCGTCCTGACGGTGTTCTCTCGGGTGAAGAACTCTGGGAGCAAGTCACCAGTGACGAGGTTGTCCAGGCGATCCCGTATCCCTGGAAGTCCCTCAACGAAGTTACCAGGGGTGCCCGTAAGGGTGAACTCGTTACTCTCACGGCAGGATCGGGCATTGGAAAGTCAGCGATTGTCCGTGAGATCACGCATCACCTTCTTGCACAGGGCGAAACAGTGGGACTCCTCATGCTTGAGGAGAACCCTAAGCGCACGGCTCTGGGATTGATGGGGATTGATCTCAATAAGCCATTGCATCTCAACAAGGAAGGCGTCTCTGAAGATGATCTACGTAAGGCATTTTCTAATACTGTCGGCAGTGGCCGCTGCTATTTGTACAACCATTTTGGCAGTAGCGACATCGATAACCTGGTTTCTCGGGTTCGATATCTGGCTAAGGGTTGCGGCTGCAACTGGATTATTCTCGACCACCTTTCTATTGTTGTTAGTGGTCTTGGGGATGGTGACGAAAGACGACTCATCGATAATGCGATGACCTCCCTACGTACCCTGGTCGAAGAGACCGGTGTGGGTATGTTCCTCGTGTCACACCTCAGACGCCCTGAAGGTGACCGTGGACACGAACAAGGAGCTAAGACCTCGCTCTCTCAGCTCCGTGGATCTCACTCGATCGCCCAGCTCTCTGACATGGTGATCGGACTAGAGCGTGACCAACAAGGCAAGCACCCCAACGTGACCACCCTGAGGGTTCTCAAGAACCGCTTCTCAGGTGAGACCGGTGAGGCTGGCTACCTGAAGTACGACCGGGATACCGGAAGGCTGTCCGAGACTGACATTCAGTTTGAGGACGAAACAAACAAACCAACTTTTGAATCGGAGTTCTAATGTCTCAGAATGAAATCCTTTTGAAGCACCTTCGCAAGACCCGTAGCATTTCGCAGCGTGAAGCCCTGATCGATCATGGTATCCAGAGCTTGACTAAACGTATTAGCGAGCTACGAGCGATGGGCTACAATATCGTCACTAAGCACAAGAAGCATCCTATCACTGGGCAGCGTTATGCTCGCTACGTGTTGGGACGATAATGAGAATCACAGAGATAATGTTTGAAGCAATCTTTGGTGTATCCGTGGGGGTCTGTGTATCCCCGGTAGGATATGCCGATGACGACGAGGGCTACCTCATCATCGATATGTTCATCTTTCGATTGATCGTAGTCTATGAATAACAGCTAGTCGAAAGGGACAGCGTGGCACTTATATTTGACTTAGAAACAAATGGATTGTTGGATGATCTAACCACAATACATTGCATGGTAATCAAAGAAACCGACATCGATAAGACCTACACATACGTAGGCGAACAGGTTGAGCTTGGAATCAACAAGCTCATGGCTGGTATGGAAGCCGGTGACATACTGGTAGGTCACAACGTAATCAAGTTTGACGTACCTGTAATTGAAAAGTTGTATCCGTGGTTCAACGTGGATAAGTCAAAAGTATTTGACACGCTTGTAGCTACACGACTGATCTGGTCCAACATCAAGGACCATGATGTGGCTCTTATGAGAGACGAGAAACTCCCGAAGAAATACTTTGGGAGTCACTCACTGGCTGCCTGGGGATATCGCCTAGGTAACTACAAGGGTGACTATGACGGTGGCTGGGAGGAGTTCTCTCAGGAGATGCTGGACTATAACGTTCAGGACGTTGAGGTCACCCACACGCTTTACGAGAAGATCCTCAGCAAGGAATACGCAGCTTCTGCACTGGAGCTTGAGCATCATGTCGCTTGGTTGATGGCGAAGCAGGAACGCAATGGGTTCGTGTTCGACACACCAAAAGCGGCCTCACTCTACGCCAAGCTCGTGCAGCGGAGGGGGGAGCTGGAGAGGGAACTCAAGGACTACTTTGGGTCCTGGGTGATCCAGCTCCCCGACTTCATCCCCAAGGTGAACAACAAAGCCAGGGGCTATGTGAAGGGGGTGCCTGTCACCAAGTCCAAGACGATCGAGTTCAATCCATCGTCTCGGGATCACATCGCTGACCGGCTGATTACCCTGTACGGATGGAAGCCCCTGGACTTCACCGAAGGCGGAAAGCCCATGGTGGATGAAGAGGTTCTCTCCAAGCTAGACTATCCCCCTTGCAAACTCCTCACCGAATATCTGCTGATCCAGAAGCGTTGTGGTCAGTTATCTGAGGGTGCCCAAGCGTGGATGAAGTCCGAGAAACAAGGAAAGATTCATGGAAGTGTTAATCCAAATGGTGCTGTTACTGGTCGTGCCACCCATGCTTACCCTAATATCGCACAGGTTCCATCAGGTGGAAGTCAGTATGGTCCTGAATGCCGTGAGCTGTTCACTGTGCCTAGCGGTTGGTTTCTTGTGGGGGCAGACGCATCAGGCCTTGAGCTTCGCTGCCTCGCTCATTTCATGGCTAAGTGGGATGGTGGCAAGTATGCCGAAGTCCTACTAGGTGGTGACATCCACACAGAGAACCAGAACGCTGCTGGGTTACAGACACGCAACCAGGCCAAGACTTTTATTTACGCATTCTTATATGGAGCTGGTGATGCAAAGATCGGTACCATTGTTGGTGGTGATGCAGGTGCAGGAAGGAGACTTAAAACTAAGTTTCTCCGTTCACTGCCAGCCCTCGGACGACTTGTCGAAGCTGTGCAAGCAGCTAGTCGAAGGGGCTATCTCACGGGGTTGGACGGAAGAAGATTGCACGTTAGAAGTTCACACGCTGCATTGAACACCCTCTTACAATCTGCTGGTGCATTGATCTGCAAGAAGTGGCTCTTGATCCTGGAAGAGGATCTCAAGGCTGCTGGCTTGAAGCATGGCTGGGATGGTGACTACGCCTTCTGTGCCTGGGTCCATGACGAGGTTCAGATTGCTTGCCGAACGGAAGAGGTTGCCAAACAGGTAGCTGAGATGGCTGTCGCTGCGGTGAGCAAGGCTGGAGAGTTCTTTCAGTTCCGCTGCCCTCTAGCCGGTGAAGCCAAGATTGGAAAGAACTGGTCGCAAACTCACTAGGGAGAACTATGACACGCAACAAGATCAATGATGTGTTGTTCAAAGCATATTCTGAAGGGTTCGCTGTCCAATCCAATTACGCTCGACAACACGCCCAAGAAGTGGGTGCCTTGGCATCCATGGGTTACATAACAACTAAGGTAGTTCGTGGCACCTCCCCTGTCTTTGGACGGATGTGGAGGGTCACGCTTGACGGAATGAAGCTACTCTCAGAAGAAGGCATTGTATGAATTATAAAAAGCTAAGACCCAAGAGTGTCAGGGTCATGGGCAAGATCTACGAATTTAACTTCGTACATGAGTGCTCAATCGACCACGAGAACCTGGGTCAATGCGATCATAAGAAGCTGACCATTGCCATCCAGGATTATCAGCTTCCCGTTGAGGAAGGTGACACGGTTCTCCATGAGATCCTCCATGCCGTATGGCACCAGATGGGGATTGATGGTGGTCCGATGGAAGAGGAACCGATTGTCCGCAGGAGTGCCTCTGGTTTGTTCCAGGTGTTCCTAGATAATCCATCGTTGCTAAAGTACTTCTCTGCAATCAAAAATAAGGAATGATATGTTCGACCATGCTCCTCGTGTAGCACAGCAATGTGCAATGATCTGTGATCGCAACGGTGACCATAAGTCAGCCGAAGAAATCCGTCAGCAGTTCTTCCTTGTTAAACCTCCTTGTGCCCTGCTGGCACCGAAAGTTGATTATGAACCCAATAGTAACAGCTCTGATTGATGCTGACATTCTGGCCTATCAAGCTGCCACTGCATCAGAACAACCGATCCGATGGGATGACGATCTATGGACGCTTCACGCCTTTGAGTCTGAAGCTGAAGCCAAGTTCGATGCCATGATCGACAACCTCATTGAGAAGGTTGACGCCAAGAATGTGATTCTCGCTTTCAGCGATTCGAAGAACTGGCGAAAAGAAATCCTCCCCACATACAAACATAATCGCTCAGATGTCCGAAAGCCTATCCTCCTGAAACACTTACGGGAATACGCTAAGGAAAAATACAACTGTTACCAACGAGAGGGACTCGAGGGTGACGATTGTCTCGGCATTTTAGCAACCATGAAGAGCAAGGTCCCTGATTCTCAGTTCATCGTGTGCTCGATCGACAAGGACTTCAAGACCATCCCTGGCCACCATTACAACTTTGGCAGGGACGAACTGTTCGCGATCACGGAGCATGAGGCTGACAAGTGGCACATGTATCAGACCCTCACGGGTGACTCAACGGATGGCTATGGTGGTTGTCCAGGGGTTGGCCCTAAGACAGCGGAGAAGATTCTCCAGGCTGCCATTGATGAGGGCACACCATGGGCTAACCGAGATCAGCTCAATGCGATCCTCTGGGCACACGTGGTGAAGGCCTATGAGAAGGCTGGGTTGTCCGCTGAGGAAGCCCTGGTTCAAGCACGTGTCGCTAGGATCTGCCGTGCATCCGATTATGACTTTGCCAATAAACAAGTGAAACTTTGGGAGCCGTATGAACACAATGAGTAAACAAGTAGGTGGCGATCACTATCGCAAAGCTATCCAGCCATGGGACATTATCAACACATGGAAGCTGGATTATTGGCGAGGCAACGTAGTCAAGTACGTTTTGAGAGCACCCTACAAGAATGGTCGTGAAGACCTAGAGAAAGCCATTCACTATCTTGAGTATCTGATAGAGAACTATGATGAGGTCTTTGATGACGTTCGATGAGTACCAATTCAAATGCGGGGTCACGAGGTTGAAGTCAGCCTCGGATCTCTATTGCTTCCTCAACCTGGCTGCTGAGGTCGGTGAGGTTCTGTCCCTTGAGGCCAAGCTGATTAGGGATGGTGCCAACATCGATAAGTACCGAGAGAACCTCAAGAAGGAACTGGGTGATGTCCTCTGGCATATTGCCATGATTGGACAGGATCACGGCTTCTCCTTGGAAGAAATTGCTGAAGCAAACATTCATAAACTTACGAGCCGTATGGCTAGAAATACAATTACAGGACATGGCGACGACAGGTAACCCAAGCCTACGGGCACAACTAATTACGAGACGAACCTACAACAGACCTACCGACGACTCAGGAAAGAACTTCGAGACCTGGGAGGACACGGTGGACCGTGTGATTGCTCACCAGCTCTGGCTGTGGGAACGAGCTTCAGACAACAAGATCCCCTATGAAGGCCTGGAGGAACTCCGTGAGCTACGACAGCTCATGATGGACCGTAAGGTTCTGACATCCGGACGCACCCTTTGGCTAGGCGGTACATCCGTGGCCAGACAGCGTGAAGCCTCCCAGTTCAACTGTAGCTTCACCCATGTGGAATCCATCTATGATGTTGTAGATGTCCTATGGCTACTATTGCAAGGATGTGGTGTAGGCTTCAGCCCGATCGTGGGTCAATTGACTGGTTTTCAGAAGCCAATCAAGAACTTAGAAGTTATTCGCAGTTCACGAACTGAGAAAGGTGGTAATGAACACAACAAAGAAACGTACGAAGATGGTACCTGGACGATCCAAATCGGAGACTCTGCTGAAGCGTGGGCGAAATCTATTGGTAAGCTTATGGCTCACCCTTACCCAGCCGATAAGCTGGTCCTGGACTTCTCTCAAATCCGTCCTTCGGGGGAGCGACTTAAAGGCTACGGCTGGATCTCCTCAGGTGACGGAGCCATCGCCAAAGCGTACGAAGAGATCTTCAAGATCCTCAACCGCAGGGCAGGAAGCCTCCTCACCAGGATCGACATCCTCGATATCGTCAACTGGCTCGGCACCGTCCTCTCGTCCCGTAGGTCAGCGGAAATCGCCCTCTTCGCGTTCGGTGAAGACGAGTGGCAAGAGTTCGCAGTAGCCAAGAAGGACTGGTGGGTTTCGAACATCCAGAGAGCACAATCCAACAACTCTCTCCTATTCAAGACCAAGCCACAGCGTCACGAGCTTGAGCACATCTTCCATTTGATGGTTGAGTCTGGTGGTTCAGAGCCTGGCTTTATCAATGGTCAGACGGCAGTTAAACGTGCCCCTTGGTTCAAGGGTGTAAATCCATGTGCAGAGATTCTGTTAGGCAACAAGAGTTTCTGTAATCTTACAGAGGTAGATGTTGGGAAATTTAAAGGCGATTCTTCCGGTCTCAGAAGGGCAGTCCATCTTGCAGCCAGGGCTAACTACAGGCAGACCTGTGTTGATCTCAGAGATGGTATCCTCCAAGAAGCTTGGCATCTCAACAACGAGTTCCTACGGTTATGCGGCGTGGGTCTTACGGGTATCGTGCGAAGACCAGACTTGGGTAGTTACGACTATACTGAGTTGCAGAGAACAGCTACTTCGGGAGCTTACTCAATGGCTGACGAGCTTGGGCTACCGCGTCCAAAGAACGTCACGACAATCAAACCGAGTGGGACACTATCGAAGATTATGGACACCACTGAAGGTGTTCATAAGCCACTAGGTAAGTACGTGTTTAATAACGTGAATTTCTCCAAACATGATCCCCTTGTACCTTTGTGCCGTGCTTCTGGCTACCGTGTGTTTGACAACCCTATCGATCCTGAATCCGTTCTGATCACCTTCCCTGTCCGCTGGGATGATGTCCCATTCGATAAGGTGGTTCGTGACGGTAAGGAGCTGGAGGTCAACCTAGAGTCAGCCGTAAGCCAGCTTGAGCGTTACAAGATGCTCATGCAGTCCTGGTGCCAGCAGAACGTCTCAGCCACGATCAGCTATTCCGTGGATGAGGTGGAAGGCATTGTGGACTGGTTGATGGACAATTGGGACGTGTATGTGGGGGTGAGCTTCCTATTCCGTGCTGATCCAACCAAGACAGCCAAGGACCTAGGATACCTCTACCTACCGCAAGAGGTTGTTTCTAAAGAAGTTTTTGACGAGTACGCCTCCCGTATCCAACCCCTAGAGATCGACCAAGCGAACAGCTTTGAGGAGATCCAGGGTGAGGAATGTGCGGGTGGAGCCTGTCCAATCCGATAAGAGCTGGGAGGGGTCAAACCCTCCTAACCCTTTGTTTTTATTGACTCCTGCCCAATTGGAGAACTCATGGATAACAAGAAGAAATTTCCTGTAGTACCCAAAGAATTACTTGAGGAGTTGGAGAAGAGATTCCCCGACAGGTGTCCTGAACCTACGACTTCCTTAGACGAGATTCGTATCAAGACTGGACAAGTCTCAGTTGTCAAATTCCTGAGATCAATTTTTGAGGTCCAGAACCGCAATGTATTGGAGAATAAATAATGTGTTTAAGCAGTCCTAAGGCACCACCGCCACCTCCACCTCCACCGCCACCGGCTCCGCCTGTTAAGGCACCTGAGTTGGACACAGTGGCTAATGAGAAAGACACGGCATCCATGAAAAAGGGTCGCCAGAGTCTACGTATTGACTTGGCTAATAACGCTCCCACTGAGGGAACTGGCCTGAACATTCCACAATAATAAGGAGTAGGGATGGACAATAACCAAACCTGTTCTGGCAAATATGCGAAGCTAGAGAATAGCCGAAAGACGTTCCTGGATAGAGCTAGAGAGTGTGCCGAGCTGACCATCCCTTCGCTGTTGCCTAAGGACGGACACTCTGAGGCATCACGCTTGCCAACCCCTTGGCAGGGCATTGGTGCTCGTGGGGTGAACAACCTGGCATCGAAGCTCCTACTGGCTTTGCTTCCACCAAACGCTCCGTTCTTCCGTCTCTCGATTGATGACTTCACTCTTGAGAAGTTGACCCAGCAGGAAGGCATGAGAGCCAAGGTCGAAGAAGGCCTGAACCGAATCGAACGATCCGTAATGAATGAGATCGAGAGCAACGCCATCCGTGTGGGTGGATTCGAAGCTCTCAAGCAACTCTTGGTGACGGGTAATGTGCTCGTCTACCTACCTAAGGAAGGGGGTGTTCGAGTCTTCCGTTTGGACCGTTTCGTGGTCAAACGTGATCCGATGGGTAATGTCCTTGACATTATCACGAAGGAAAGTGTTGCACGTTCTACTCTCCCTGAAGAGATCCGTGAGGCAATTTCAAGTGCCAACGGTGAAGCAGAGAAAGAGAACGTTGATATGTACACCCACGTCTACCGTGATGGTGAGAAGTGGACTGTCTATCAAGAGATCAATGGTACAAAGCTACCAGGCACAGAGGGTTCTTATCCCCTAGATAAGTCCCCATGGATCCCTGTACGTTTCACCAAGATTGACGGTGAGAACTACGGACGAGGTTACGTTGAAGAATACCTAGGTGACTTGAAGTCACTTGAGGGTCTCTCACAGGCTATCGTTGAGGGTTCGGCTGCTGCCGCTAAAGTCTTATTTATGGTGAACCCTAACGGTGTAACTGATATGGCCCAGCTTGCTGAGGCTGATAACGGTGCATTCGTTGAGGGTATGCAAACTGATGTGTCCACTCTACAACTTCAGAAGTTCAACGACTTCAGAGTTGCCTTAGAGACGGTCAACACGATCAACGAACGTTTGTCATTCGCATTCCTCCTCAATTCCGCTGTGCAACGCAGTGGGGAACGAGTGACGGCTGAAGAGATCCGCTACATGGCGAACGAGCTAGAGTCTGCCCTAGGTGGCATCTACTCGATCCTCAGCCAGGAGTTCCAGCTCCCTCTCGTGAAGCGAATCATATTTGCGATGGAGAGAGCCAAGAAGCTCCCTAGCCTTCCTGAAGGCACGGTTGAACCTGTGATCGTCACGGGCATGGAAGCCCTAGGTCGTGGCAACGATCTGAACCGCTTAGACCAGTTCATCGCTGTGGTGCAGCAGATCCCTGATGCAGCCGGAATGATCAACTGGAGTGACTACCTAACCCGTCGAGGTACCGCACTTGGTATCGACATGAAGGGTCTTGTGAAGTCACAGGAACAGGTCGCCCAGGAACAACAGCAAGCCCAGCAAATGGCCATGATGCAACAGGCCATGAATCCTGCGATTCAAGCTGGTGGTAAAATCGTTCAAGAAAGAATGAAACAAGATGGTCAAAGCCAAGAAGGCTGAGATCCAGAAGGTTGAAGAGGACGCTACTCCAGTAGTAGCTCCTCAAACCATCGAGGATACCAAAGCCAAAGAACCAGCTAAGACGAAGGTCGAAGCTCCTAAAACTAAATTCAAGATAATTGATTACTAATGGTTGATACAGTCGTTATAAATTCACAGACACCTCCAGAGGATCCGAAGCATATCGAAGCGATGATCGCTAAAGCCGATCAAGCTGCTACGCCTCCTGCTGATGATGGTGCAGATATACCTACTGACAATAAGACCGATGACCGCCCACAGTGGCTCCCTGAGAAGTTTCAGTCTCCTGAGGATATGGCTAAGGCCTATGCCGAGTTAGAAGCAAAACTCAGCAAGGGTGCTACTAACCAGACTCCTACGGATACCCCTCCTGCTGACGAACAGACGAAGCAAGTGTCTGACGAGTTGCAGTCCAAAGGGTTGAACCTAGAGGATTACTCTAAGGAGTTCGCTGAGAAGGGTACATTGTCTCCTGAGAGCTATGACGCTCTTGAGAAGGCTGGTTATCAAAGGAATGTCGTTGACTCTTATATCGAGGGTCAGAAGGCACTAGCTGCCTTGTACGAATCCGAGGTCAAGTCTGTAGCCGGTGGTGACCAGAACTTCAATGAGATGGTCGAGTGGGCTAAGGCCAACCTAAGCTCCGATGAGATTGCTGCCTACAACGCTGCGATCGATTCCCGTAATGCTACCCAGGCCAAGCTGGCTGTCTCTGGCGTCTATGCCAAGTTCTCAGCTAGTCGTCCTTCGGAACCTAACTTGTTCAAGGGAACCAATTCTGCTGCTTCAAGCGATGTCTATGAGTCTATCGCTCAGATGCAGAAGGATATGGCAAGCTCTGAGTACAAGACTGACCCAGCTTTCAGAGCAAAGGTCCAGTCCAAGTTGGCTCGTTCCAACATTTTGTAAAAGTAACACACCCCCCACGCCTCTAACGGATTGAGACTACTCGGTCGGGCGCACCCAGGGGGGTTTTCTTCCTCGTATTTGAAGACGCTCCACACTGCATCTCTATGCGGTGGAATTGCAATTCTAAGAAACTGATAACACGACCTTAGCCTCCCCGAGGGGAGACAACTCTGCGTGACTGTGTGTCGGGTTCAGGAAGTTGCATCAAACTTTCTTCAACTCTACACGAGGTATATTTTATGTCTAACGCTACTCCAAGCCGTCTTGGTGCCATCAATGGTGGTGTCGATAAAGACGCATTGTTTCTAAAAGTATTTGCCGGTGAAGTTCTAACTGCGTTCGCTGAAAAGAACGTGATGATGGACAAGCACATGGTACGTACAATCAGCTCTGGTAAGTCTGCACAGTTCCCTGTGACTGGCAACTTCAGTGCTGCGTATCACACTCCTGGTAATGAAATTCTTGGCACTGCGATGAATCACGCAGAGCGAATCATCACAATCGATGACTTGCTAATTGCTAACACTTTCATTTCTAACATCGATGAAGCTAAGAACCACTACGACGTACGTGCTAACTATAGCCGTAAGTTGGGTGAGGCTCTAGCGAACACTGCTGACAAGCACTTGTTCAACGTAGGTATCCAGGCTGCTCGTTCTGCTGCTACTGTAACTGGTGGCAACGGTGGTTCTCGTATCGAAGACGCTGACTTCCTTACAAGCTCTGACGACTTGATCGCTGGCTTGTTCGCTGCTGCTCAGAAGTTGGACGAGAAGGATGTTCCTGAAGATGGCCGTTACGCTTTCGTTCGCCCAGCTCAGTACTACGCTCTTGCTCAGAACACTAAGGTGTTGAACAAGGACTGGGGTGGTGCTGGTGCCTACGCTGACGGTAAGGTTCTTCGCATCGCTGGCTTGACTATCGTAGCTTCTAACCACTTGCCTAACACTAACATCACTACTGGTGTTGCTGCTGGCACATCTGCTCGTTACGCTGTAGATGCAACTACTACTGCTGCTCTAGTGCTTCAGGCTGAAGCTATCGGCACAGTTAAGTTGATGGACTTGGCTATGGAATCTGACTACGACATCCGTCGTCAGGGCACATTGATGGTTGCTAAGTACGCTATGGGTCACGGTGTTCTCCGTCCTGAGTGTGCTGTTGAATTGGCTACTGACGCAGTAGCTTAATCAGCAACTAATTTGAAGTAACCCCTAGGGGAACTCTCTGTTTAAGGGGGTTCCCCTTTTTTTTATTATTGGTGATTATATGGCTACTGTTCTAACTCCGACTTCGGAGCTTGAAGCGATCAATACGATTCTCTCTGTTATTGGCGAATCTCCTATCTCCTCTTTGTCGGATATCTCGTCAGTAGCTGATGCCGTAACGGCACAATCAATCCTGTCTGAAGTGTCTCGCCAGGTGCAAACCAGAGGATGGCATTTCAACACTGAAAAGAATTATGAGTTAGTCCCTGAGACTGTCTCAAAGAATATCGCGGTTCCAACCAATTGTCTTCGTATAGACTCTGATGGTGATGACCGTGAGTCTGACATCGTTCAGCGAGGAAACAGACTTTACAACCGTGCAACCCATTCGTACACCTTCACGAAGCCTCTCAAGGTAGATATGGTTGTCCTATTGCCTTTCACGGAGCTTCCTCAGGCTGCACGTCAATACATTACAATCAAGGCAGCTCGTATATTCCAGTCCCGCACTGTGGGTTCTGAAGCCTTGTACCAATTTACTGCTGTAGATGAACGCGATGCTATGCTCGATCTCAAGAGGAACGAGGGTATCAACGGTGATTACAACATCTTGACTAGCAACCCAACTGTCTACAGATCACTTATTAGAGAGTAACTATGCTGATTTCCCAGTCCATTCCTAACTTGGTCAATGGCGTCTCTCAGCAGCCCTTCACGCTTCGGTTGGCTTCACAGGCTGAACTCCAAGAGAATGGCCTGAGCACGACTGCACAGGGGCTGAGGAAACGCCCTCCCACCAAGCACATCAAAAAGATTCTCACAGGCTCCTACGAGAACGCCTTCATTCACACGATCAATCGTGACGAGAACGAGCGTTATGTCGTGGTGGTAGCCAACGAGGATCTGAAGGTCTTTGACCTCCTTGGTAATGAGAAGACCGTAAGCTTTCCAAACGGGAAGAGTTACCTATCTGCCACAAACACCTCCACTGCCTTCAGGGCAACCACGGTAGCGGATTACACCTTCCTGGTGAACCGTGAGAAGACCGTGCTGGTCGGTTCAGCCACCTCCCCTACTCGTCCCTACGAAGCCATTGTGAACGTCAAGGCGGGTAACTATGGCAAGGACTATGAGATCATTCTCAATGATGTAGTGGTTGCTACCTACACAACCCCTGACGGATCCCAACCGACGCACTCAAAGTTGATCTCAACGGATCATATTGCTGAGAAGTTGATCAACGGATCTCTCAACGCTGTCACTGGGTTGACCGATGGTGGCCTCGTCCAGAATGGCATCACGTCTGCCAATGGCTGGACCGTGACCCAGATTGGTTCGGTGATCTACATCTCCAGGACCTCTGCTGACTTCACGATCCGCTGCGAGGATGGCTTCAACAATGGAGCGATGCTCGCCATCAAGGAGAAGATCCAACGCTTCGAAGAGCTTCCTGCCAATGCTGGTGTGGATGGTTTCGCTGTCGAGGTGATCGGAGATGATATCAACGGCTTTGACAACTTCTGGGTTGAGTACGATTCCACTGGAACGGGTACCTGGAAAGAGACGATCAAGCCTGGCACACGCCTAGGGTTCATCAATGAGTCAATGCCTCACACCCTAGTGAGAAACTCTGACGGCACCTTCACGTTTGCTCCTGCCACTTGGACAGGTAGAACGGTAGGTACTCTCGATAGCAATGAGGATCCTTCATTCGTCGGTCGTAAGATCACGGATATCTTCTTCTATCGTAACCGTCTGGGTGTCCTAGCGGATGAGTCAGTGATCTTCTCTGAAGCCTCAGAGTTCTTCAATTTCTATCGGACGACCGTGACACAGCTCTTGGACTCTGACCCTATCGACGTGACCGTGAGTCACACGAAGGTGTCCACTCTCCAACATGCCATCCCGTATAACCGTCAGCTCCTCCTGTTCTCGGCTCAGAGCCAGTTCGTGGTTGAAGCTGGGGATCTCCTCACTCCTAAGACGATCGCCATCAAGGTGGCCACGGAGTTTGAGGCTGACGTGGGTGTGAAACCGGCTGTCATTGGTAAGAACGCATACTTCGCAGTTACGAAGGGTGATTACACAGGAGTACGTGAGTATTTCCCTGTGGATGAAGTGACGGGTGTGAATGATTCAGTGGAAGTTACAAGCCACGTGCCTTCATACATCCCTCATCAAACCTTCAAGATTGCTGCTTGTTTGACCGATGACTTCCTTGCAGTGCTTTCTAAGCACGAGAGAAACTCCATCTGGGCTTACAAGTTCTATTTCAATAACAACGAAAAGCTTCAAAGTGCCTGGTCCAAGTGGACCTTCGATGCGGGTGATAAGATCCTCAATGCGGATTTCATCCTCTCTGAAATGGTGCTCGTGATCCAGCGATCCGATGGTGTGTACCTTGAGTCTCTCTCGGTATCCACGAGTGTGTCCGATGGGGTTGAACCCTACATCGTGCATCTCGATCGCAAGAAGCTGGTCACAGCAGCTCAGACCACATTCGATGGTACCTACACCCACATCCCCGTGGCCTACCTTCCTGGCTCGATTGCAGCCGGTAAGTGGGAAGCGGTGATCACCGAGCTTCAACCTAAGAAGGCTGGCACTAGGGTTCTCCTAGAGTCCACCTCAACAGGTGCTCGTATCAAGGGTAACTACGGTGACTCTGACATGGTGGTAGGTCGTGTGTACACGATGAGATACCAGTTCAGTCCCATCACGATGAAGCAACAGGCTGGTCAGGCCATCAAGTCTGATACAACTGGACGCCTACAGCTAAGAACCATGCAAGTGAACTTTGCTGATACAGGCTACTTCAAAGCGATTGTGACTCCTGAGGGTAGATCACCTTACACGTACGTCTATACAGGTAAGAACCTAGGCAATCTATCGTCAACCATTGGTGAGACTAATCTACCAACCGGTAATATGAAGTTCCCGATTCTCGCTCAGAACACTCGTGTGACCATCGAACTGAACTCTGATGCTCCATTGCCGTGTTCATTATTGAGTGCCGATTGGGAAGGAATGTATGTCAAGAGAAGTCGAGGCGTCTAAGCCTTTCGTACGTGAAGCAAAATTAGTAGATGTTCTAATTCTATCTGCAAACATCCGTGATTGTGATCGCAGGGAAGTCTGGCATATTGCCCATAAACTCCCTGTAGATGCCTTCATGGATGGCTACAAGGTATCCGATAAACCCTATGTGGTTGAATGGAATACAAAGCCTATAGCCATGTTTGGGGTATCGGGCAACAAGGGATCCGTTGGGGTTCCTTGGATGCTCGCTACGGATGACATTAAGAAGATCGGAAAGACGTTCCTTAGGGAATGCAAGCCCTACGTTGAGAAGATGCACGATGATTATCCAGTGCTGACGAACTTCGTGTGGGCAAAGAACAAAGTACATATTGCATGGCTGAAATGGCTAGGCTTCAAATTTGGTGAAGCTGAACCCCTCGGGCCTGACAATGAATTATTTATACATTTTCATAAGGTGAAACAGTATGTGTGAACCAACTACGCTTGCGGTGCTAACGATTGCATCAACCGCAGCCACTGTTTACCAGCAGGACCAAGCAGCTCGTGCTCAAACCAAGGCTAATCAACAGACGTATGATAGCCAGATGTTGGCATACAACTACAACCTAGCGAACGCCAATGTGACCAAGCAGCAGGAAGCTGAGAACCTGGCTCAGAAGAAGCTTGAGATCAACTCAAGGGTTCAAGCTGATCAGGCCAAGGCAACCGTGTCTGCCGGTGAAGCTGGTGTCTCCGGATTATCCGTAGATGCCCTCTTACAGGAACTAGGTGGAGCTGGTGGACGAGCTGTGTCCAATGCTGAAACGAATTACCTCCGTCGTGATCGAGCGATCGAAGCGGAGAAGATGAACATGTGGTCTGGTACTGCTTCAGCTATTAACAGTCTGAAGACTCCTCAAGGTCCCGATTATCTCGGTGCTGCTTTGAAGATTGGTACCGCCGCTTACGATTACAATAACCCAAGAGCGTCTGACGTTCGGGTTACTCGAGGAAACACTTAAGGAGATTTTATGGCAAGGGTACCGGTAGAATCTGGTGTACGTGCTGAGGCACTACAAACAGTCGCTGCCCCAAAGTTGCAAGCCGTCCAGGCTAGGTTCGATCCTAGAGGGGACAAGGCGTATCAGCTTGCAGAGGCACTCAGCACTCCAGCTCAGATCATCGATAGGGAGTACCAGAAGTCCCTCGCAAGGGAGCGTCTGGAAGCCCAGGAGTTTGCTAACAGCATGTCTCCTGACGAGCTACGCAAGAAGATAGATGCAGGGGAACTCCCTGCCTGGAAGTCTCCTGTCTGGGTTGGAACGGTTCAGAACACGGCTGGTGAGAATGCCTCTAAGGCTCTCTTCCGTGAGGTTGAATCCAAGATCGCCACAGGTGAGTTCAAGACCCAGAAGGAACTAGATGATTTCATCTATGGTCGTCGTAATGACATGCTCTCTGGTAAGTCACGCTATGAAGTAGCTGGCTTTGATAGGAACTTCGGAACCTTTAGAGATCGTGCAGTTGGTGCTCAGAACACCGTGATGACCAAGAGATATGAAACTGAAGGCGTACAGGTTGCAACTGAAGATGTCTCCAACTCTATTGCAGAGATTACTGGTGAGTCTTGGAACGGCAAATCCGATGCTGAGAGGGTCGCCTATGTCATTGGAAAGTATGATCGTCTTAGGAACGCTCGTGTTATTAACGATGATAACGCTAGAGGTGTGCTGGATAATGCTCTCCTCAAGTTAGCTGCTACGGGTAACAAGGCTCTTGTTGAAGAGTTCTTGAGAACTAAGCTTCCTAACAACGGTCCATCGATCGAGGCCTTCCTTGATGTCCGTAATGGTCAAGCTACCGGTCGTTCTGTGGTCCTCCGCAACACGGCTGAACGTGAGTACGAAAGGGTGGTCCGAGAGGCCAATGTCCGGACCGTTCAAGCCACGGCTGATACGATCATCAATGGTGCCAACCAGAGAGCTGACGAGCTGGTCTCTCAGCGCAACGGTGGAGCCATGCAGGATGTCACAGTCCCTACCCCTGATGGTGGCCAAAAGGTCATCAAGGGCAAGGATCTCGTGGCTGCCTCTGTCGAACGTCAGGTTGCTGCGAATCCAAATATGGACTTCGGTGACCAGGTGCGTCTCTTCAAGAACAATGGTGTGATCAACGAGGGTTGGAAGAAAGAGTTCAACACGGCTGTCTACAACATTGGTGAGGTAACGATCAATGCCGATGGTAAGCCAGCAGGAACACTCTTGAAGGGCACCCAAGATGCTCTGAACAAGTTCGCTGTGGTTCGCCAAGTGGATGAGCAATATGCCAAGGATCTCGTTGGTGAAGAGAATTACAAGATCTTGAATCGTATCCAGGCCCTGCGTGAAGCTGGTATTCCTGATATGAATCAAGCTGCTGGATTGGTCAATCAGATCAACCGCAGACAATATGAACCAACCACATGGGGTAACATCCAGAAGACCGTGAGTTCAGCCGTGGAGGACGTTAAGAATCCTGGCATTTTCTCTGGTAGATTCTGGGGTGAGCTATTCCGTGGTGAGTTCGGTGAGGGTGATAAGAACATCATCCCTATCGAAAGTAACGTAAAGTATTTAGCTGAGACTTATCTCGCAGCTCGTGTAGCTCCTGATGCCAAGACTGCTGTCAAGATGGCTACGGACTATATGAGTAAGACTGTGGTACAGGTGAACAACACCATGTACATGATCACAGATCTGCCTAAGGCTCCTCAAGGTGAAGACTCGATTAAGTGGTTTGAGAAGTATCAGAAGGAGGTTCTCATGCCTCGTCTGAACAAGATGGGTATTGATCCATCTCTCTCAGATCTCACTTTGCTCCCTACCAAGGGTGGTCAGCCCATGTACGTGGTGTCTAATCGATCAATGCCTCTTCCTTCAGAGAACGGTGTGGGAACACTCATCGTCACTCAAGCGGAAGTCGAGAGCTGGATCAAAGGTCAGATTGAGATTCGTGCTCAGAACCAAGCTACAGATGCAAACAAGCAACTGGATCGTAGACAGAACCCTGTCCGTCCAGAAACCGTAACGACTCCAGGTGGAGCTGTTATGATTGGTCCTGCGGGAACACGTAAACGGAGTAATTGATGGATCAAGTTAGTAATGTTAAGAAGTTCTTAGACTTCTTAGGTGCAGCCGAGGGTGCAGATTACAACGTTATAACTGGTGGTGGTCGTTTTAATTCATTCGATAAACACCCAGGTATCGTTGGTATGGTGACGCAACATGGTCCCAGCACTGCTGCCGGTAAGTACCAAATCACTAAAACAACTTATGACGATGTAGCACCGAAGCTAGGCATTACTGACTTCTCTCCTCAAAGCCAGGATCGTATCGCTCTGGAATTGATCAGACGAAATGGTGCCCTTGAGGATGTCCGTAGCGGCAACTTCGGGGCAGCCATCAGCAAGATCGGGGGAACCTGGGCTTCCATGCCCAGCTCCCAGTATGCCGGTCCAAAGAGATCCAATGAGTGGGTCTCCAAGTTCTTCGGTGGGCAGATTACCCCTACGGTAGCCTCTGCCCCTCCTAGCCTCCAGAACCAGACTCAAGGTTCTATCGTTCCTCAGACATCCGTGAGTGCCGTTGACCTGGCCTTCAAGGAAGCTCAGGACGATGCAAAGTACGGTGGCATTGTAAATCAAGTTAGAAATCTACCAGAAGCTGTGTCTCTCGGTTTCCAAACCCAGAACTCAGTCTACAACTTCTTGGTGGATCAGAACATGCAACAGGTGGATCGGGACTTCCGATACACCAAGGATATCGTCCAGAAGGCAACCGAAGGCGTTCCTCAGGACTACCACGGGTACATCCTTAGTGGGGTCTCTCAGGAGGATGTCTATCGTCGTAAGGCTCGTGTGGACGAGTCCCTGAAGAAACAACAAGAGCTGTCTGCGATGGGAGCTGTGGGTGTCGTTGGTACCCTCACAGGGTCTCTCGTGGATCTGCCTACGCTAGTGGGATTCATCCCTGGCCTAGGGACAGCTACGGTCGTCTCTAAGACCAACCGCCTCAAGAACGCCCTTGTCACTGGCATGGCCATGGCTGGGGGTAACGTGGCTGGTGAGGCTGCCCTTGCTAAGTACAAGCCTCTGGCGAGTGAGAATGATCTCTACTGGGCTGCGGCTGCTGGATTGGCCTTTGGTCTCCCTATGGGTGCCATGGCGAAAACCGGTGGACGAGCTGCCTCGACCTTCACGGATGAGGTCACGGATCTCGCCAGGTTCGGTCAGAAGGAACTCACGAAGCTCAACATCAAGGAGATCGAGGAGGCCGGCCTGACCCTCACTGAGAAGGGTAGGAAGACTCTCGATCCTCAATACCGTCAGGAGCAAGTCGCTAAGGCTGAGATTGAGGCTATCCGTCAGGAAGCCAAGAGCATCCCTACCTACGAGAGGACTGCTGCTTACACTGACTTTGTACCAACTAACTCAGGTGGTAAGCCCTACCAAGCTGGTTCAACAAGGCAAGCCCTAGAGCAACTCTCAAAGAATACCGATGAGGTTATCTCTAAGCTGGCCAGTCGTTTGTTGGAACAGCTCTCAGATGACATTCCTTTCTATGTCGTACCAAAGAGTACGAAGGCATTGAAGGGACGAGCTGGGGTCTACTATCACGATTCACATTCAGTCCTTGTTTCGAAAGAAGCTAAGGACACCACGAGAGTCCATGAGATTGCCCATGCCTTGACCGTTCATAAGCTTGAGTACGGTAAGCTAAACCCAGAGACAGCCCACGGTAAACTCTACCAAGAGTTCAATTCTCTTTATGAGACTGCCTTGGCTGAAGCTAAGAAGCAGGGATTCGAGAGCTATTATCTTTCGAATATCCGTGAGTTCGCTGCGGGTCTCTATGGTGGTGCTGCTGCCAAGCCTATGGTGGACTTCCTGTCCAAGATCAAGACTGAGAAGGGTTCGCTCCTCTCGGAGTTCGTGGATAGCCTCCGTAAGCTCCTTGGTTTTGATGCCGAGGAAGCCAACCTGTTCCTCAAGGCCCTCGATGTCTCCGATCGTCTGATCGATGAGAAGCTCAACGTGAAGCTCGATAAGGGTGCCGGTCGTGGTGAGAAGAGTTTCTCCATGGACGACCCTGACTATCTCCCAGAGGCTGGTGAGAAGGTTGGATTCACATCCTACGGTCCAGGCCTAGAGAACTTCTTCGCTCGTGAGTGGGTACCTCAGGAAGCTCGTGATATCTTTGCGAAGCTCGCTGGGTCAACCACTGGCTATAAGAATCATGCAGTCGTCTCACAGTCAGCTTGGGATCAAACCCTTGCCCTGGGTGATGGCTGGATCACCAAGCTCGACAAGTCCTTCAAACCTCAGTTCAACCAGTACTTCCAAGAGCTGATGGAAAAGGGTGAAGCCACCCGTTGGGACAGAGCTAAGGTGTTCGACACATGGGAACGTCAAGTAGGTAACTACATCCGTGGTGTTGAAGCTGAGTATCACCCATCCGTGATTAAGGTAGGTAATGATACACGTGCTCTCCTCAAGGAGGCGGTGGATCACATTAACAATCCTGCTAAGTTCAATGGTGGTGTGAAGCGTGGCTTGACACAGGTGGAAGAGGTAGATGAGCTAGGTGTTAAGACACTCTCAGATCCCCTCCCCTACAACGATAACTACCTACCACGTCATCCCGATGTGGCTAAGTTCAATTCAATGACAGCTCAGTTTGGTGCTGAGACTGTCCAAAAGTTCTTCGGTAATGTATTCAAGGCTGCTAACCCAGACGCTGCTGATAACGTAGCTCAACGGTTTGGTAAGTGGTATTTCAACAACTTACAGGATGCCAAGCTGAATCGAGTGAACGACAACCTTGAGAACATGCTTAGGGGTGCCGATAGAGAGAGCCTTCGTGAATCATTCATCCGTAATGGATTGATGACTGAGAACCAAGCTGACGAGCTATTGTCAGTTATGTTCCCTAAACGAGACAAGGCGAACCCTCTCACACGTAACCTCAAATCACGTTCTTCATTGAATGAAACTTACACTGAAGAGATTGTCATGGCTGACGGTTCACGTCACATGATGACTCTTAATGATTTCATTGATACCCGCACCTTCGATGTCCTAGAGGCTTACTTTAGGAGAACCGCTGGTACGGTCTCTCTAGCTAACCAGTTGGATGTCTACAAGGCAGCCGACATTGATCGTCTGATCAAGAATGCCACCGAACAACAGTTTGGTTCGTCACTCTCGACAGACCGATTGGGTAAGCTCAGAGAGAACCTCAACTTCACCTTCGATCGCATCCTAGGTCGTCCTGTCGAGGAGTTCTCAACGGGCAACAAACTCCTAGAGATGTGGAGAGCCTTGAACGTGACCCGCCTCATGGGTGGTGCCGTTTATAACCAGGTGCAGGAATTGTCTCAGATCATCGGATCCTTGGGTTGGAAGACAACCCTCAAGGCGATCCCTGAGCTGAAGGTCATGGTTCGTGACGCTAAGACCGGAAAGGTCGCCAATGAGATGCTCGACCAGCTCGAGAACCTCACGGGTGGAGCTGGATCCGATCTTCTCCGTCGTACGGACTTCTCTCCAAGAGACGATTGGGTCAGACAGCGTGGTGACACGCCTTTGAACCAGTGGCTCGATAGGGCTGATAACCTGATGGCGAACTCTGCCTCAGGCGTTCTGAAGTACACCGGCATGACAGGGGTAATGATCCAGCAGAAGCGTATCCACGCGATTGCCATGATCAACCACTTCGTTGATTCAGCCACAGGAAGAGCCAAGCTTGCCTTCTCCAAGGAGAGGTTGGCATGGATGGGCTTAGATGAAACTGACACTCAAAAGGTACTAGATGGAATCAAAACCTACCACACTCCACAGGCTGGCTCAAAGATCGGCAAGGTTGACTTTGAGAAATGGCAAGCGAGTGACCCGGAGACGTACGCTAAATTTATCGTAGCGTATCAAAGAGAAGCACGAAGAGTGGTTCAAGAGAATGACCTAGCAGCCATGGTTCCGATCATGGGTAAAGGCTGGGGTCAAACCTTGTTCCAGTTTATGAACTTCTCGATGCAGGGTTGGAATAAGTCAATGATGTTCGCTATGAACCATCGTGACTATCAAACCTTGTCTACGGTTCTTCATGGTTCAATGTTCGCTGCTGCTACCTACATCGCTCGTACAAACGCTTCGATGGTGGGTATGTCAGAGGCTGAACGTCAGGAGTTCGCTGAGAAGCGATTGAGCAACAAGCAGATCGTGGCCAACTCGATTGGTCGTATCGCTCAGGTGTCTCTACTCCCAGTGATGATTGATTCCACGATTGCCCCTGTGCCTATCTTCTCTGGTGCCAGAACCACGTCCAACGTGACGGACTTCATCGGCTCCAACCCAACTCTCTCGGCTATCAGCACAGCCTTGGCGATGCCTCGTAAGCTCGCCCTAGCGTCTGCCTCTGAGGATGTCCAGGTGAGTGAGAAGGATGTCAGGAACTGGATGAAGCTCCTACCAATGAACAACGTTGTAGGTATCTCAAACGTATTAAACTCGATTGCTGCGGATTATCCGAATACCGATAAGCAAGAATGATAACTCAACCCCTAGGTAACACTAGGGGTTTTCTTTTGGAGAATTTATAAGTGGCTTACAGTTACGTTATTTACACAGGAACTGGGTCTAACTCGATCTTCAACGTCCCCTTCTCATACATTGATGAGCAGGATGTTAAGGTCAAGGTAGATGGAAATCTCGTCACTCCCTCTTGGTCTAATGCTTCGACACTCCGCATCGATCCCGCTCCTGCACTTGGAGCTGAAATCAGGATTTTCCGTCAGACTAAACGAGACGACAGAATTGTTGACTTCGTTGATGGTTCAGTGCTTACCGAAGCTGATCTCGACAGAGCAACGCAACAGGCTTTCTTTCTAAGTCAAGAAGCATTCGAACTAGCTGATGAGCTAGTAGAAGACTTTGAGGACTACACAGATCTTGCACGTCAGTATGCAGATCTAGCTTTTAAATATGAACGCTTGGCTTTTGATCACCGAGAGAATGCTCGTGATGCAGAAGATCAAGCAGGGATCTTCAAGGATCTCGCAGGCACATTCGTTGAACAAGCTCAACTTGCAGCCGAAGCAGCTCTAGCTTCCAAAGATGCCACTGTGAACTTCGCTGAGAATCTCACAGTTGGCATTGATGTTCTTGCATCGGGTGCGTCTCCTACGGTTGCCTACGATCCTGAAAACATTGCTTTCACTTTTGGTCTACCTCCTGGACAGCAAGGCCCACAAGGCGTTGCGGGACCACAGGGACCACAGGGTTTGACCGGACCACAGGGTCTACAGGGACCACAAGGTGAAACCGGAAATACGGGACCACAGGGTCCTGCCGGTGCTCAGGGTTTACAGGGACCTCAGGGTCCAAAGGGTGACACTGGAGATGTTGGACCTCAGGGTCCTGCCGGTGCCCAGGGACCGCAGGGTTTGAAGGGTGACAAGGGCGATAAGGGCGATACCGGCAACACGGGACCACAGGGTCCAGCGGGTCCGGTTGGAGCTGGTCTCAACATCCTTGGTGAAGCTGCCAACACTGGTGAGCTTCCAGCCTCTGGTACGACTGGTGACGCCTATCTGATTGCTGGTGATCTCTACGTTTGGACGGGTTCCTCATGGGAAGACGTTGGTAACGTACAGGGTCCCGCAGGAGCCACGGGTGCCACAGGCCCTCAGGGACCACAGGGCGAACCTGGACCACAGGGACCGCAGGGAATTCAGGGACCGCAGGGACCACAAGGCCCAGCAGGAACCAACGGAACAAACGGTGTTGACGGAGCCACAGGACCACAGGGTCCGAAGGGCGATACAGGCGATACCGGACCACAGGGACCACAGGGAATTCAGGGCGTTCAAGGCCCAGCGGGTGCCACAGGTGCCACGGGACCGGCTGGTCCAGGTGTTGCCGCTGGTGGTGCTTCAGGTGCGATCCTCGTCAAGTCCTCTGGAACTGACTATGCGACGACCTGGCTAACTCCTCCTTCAGGAAGCTTGGTGGGAACCACGGCTGTCCAGACGTTGAGCAACAAGACGATCACAAACTTGGTGATGGATGGTTACATCCGTGAAGAAATCTTTGCGGTCACTGGTACAACTCCTGACCTAAGTCCTTCAAACGGAACAATCCAGACTTGGACACTTACAGCAGCAAGTACCCCAGTAGCGAACTCATGGAACGCTGGTGAGTCTATCACCCTCATGGTCAACGACACGGCTAGTCTTTTCACAGTGAACTGGACTTCCATTCCTGTAACTTGGGTTGGTGGTTCTGCCCCAACGTTAGTTCCTGGTGGTGGTTATACAGTGATCCAATTGTGGAAAGTTGGTTCGACTATCTACGGTGCTCTCGTTGGACAGGTGGCATAATGCTAGGTCAATTCCTTAGAGCGGCTGGTGGTCTATCCACCGGCCCTGAAATTGTTTCGTCAGCAGTATCTCAGAGAACAACCTCTACAACAAACATCGTGGTCACCAAGGCTGCTAACGTTCAGGTGGGAGATCTGATGTTGATCTTCGGTCGAATTAACGGCACCAATGGAGCTTGGAGTGCACTGACAGGTTGGACACGACAAGTAACTAGTGGTGGCTGTGGTTTGTATTCTAAGATTGCCACCTCAACAGACGTCAGTGCCTCATCATATACCGTCGCTTATACAAACGGAGCAGGTGGTGGTCAGTCTATTGCTATTATGGTGATCTTACGTAAAGCGTCTTTCGGTGTTGTAGGCACGGTCGCAACCTATGCTAATCCAGGTACCCTAAATTCGATCACCATTCCAGCTAATAAAAGTATTCAATTCGCTTTTGCTGGGTCTAACAGTGATAACAGAAATGCAACCACTCCGTCCGGATTCACATTTCTGGCTGGAAATGCTACAAATGGTAACAACGTAGCTGGATTCCTGTGGTACAAACTAGATCAACCAGCAGGCGCAACCTCAAACATCACTGTTACAAACCCAGAGGATAACCAATGGAACGGCTTCCAGACATCTGTTGGCCCATCTTAAAGGAAACTAAATGTACGCTAAACTTAACAACGGGGTCGTCGAGAAATACCCTTACACAATCGGCGATCTCCGGAAAGATAATCCAAACGTTTCATTTCCTGCACACATCAGCGACGACACCTTAGATTCCTTTGGTGTTGTCCCTGTGTTGCAGATTGAATCTCCTCAAGTTGATCACACAAAGAACCTCTCAGAGGGATCCCCACAGGATACCAGTGAAGGCTGGGTTCAAGTGTGGGTAGTGTCTGACGCATCTCCAGAAGAGATCACAGCTCGCGAGGATAGCGAGTGGGTTGAAGTCAGAGACAAACGAAATAAACTTTTGACTGGTTCAGATTGGACCCAGCTAGACGACACTCCAATCAGCAACTCAAAGAAGCTCGAATGGGCTGCTTATAGACAAGCTCTTCGAGATATCACCGATCAGACCAATCCATTTGAAATCGTCTGGCCTACACAGCCAAGTAAGGAATAAAGATGACTATTGAAAATCAATTGAATGAGCTGATTGTTCAGACAGAGACTTTGGATCAGACGGTTAGCAACGAGCTTGTTGATGTCAATGATGACCTCAGTGCAGTTCGAAGCAGGGTTACAGCCCTAGAGATCCTCTTAGGTGCCTACGCTGCCGATGGTGGCGGTCTTGTGAATCGAGTGATTGCCGGTAACGGTATCTCGATCAATCCATCCAACGGCAAAGGCGTAGTGACGATCACAGCCACGGGAACCGGTAGTTCAACCGGTGGTGGATCTTCAGGTGGTGGCACTGGTGGTGGAGACACAGGCGGTGGCACTGGCGGTGGAGACACCGGAGGTGGTACCACGAATCCTCCTCCAGAGGGATCCTACATCGAGATCGTTGCATCTCTCCCTACAGAAGGAAACTTCGTAGGTCGTACGGTTCTTCTCAACGGTATCCTCTACATCTGGGACGGTACTCAGTGGTTGACTGTCAATGAGTCTTTGACTCCTGACGCCCCTGATGCAGTTCAGGTTGTAAGTTCACTTCCTACCGATGCGATCGATGGTACGGTTGTCTTCTTGACCACTGACGGCTTTCTCTATCAACGTGTGAACGGTGCTTGGGTTCAGGTCGTTGTCAACGTGAGTACGGCTGAGACAGTGGCTGATGCCTCTATCACTGTCGCTAAGTTTGCTCAGGGTCTGCGTCCTGTTGAGATTCTGAATGCGCTACCGACCACAGGAAACATTGAAGGTCGTCTGGTCTTTCTAACAACGGATGACAAGCTTTACCGCTACAACGGTACCCAGTTCGTCTCCAGCATCAACGCTACGGACCTAACGGGTCAGATTGGTGCGGATCAGATTGCTGCCAATGCGATCACCACAGGTAAGATCCAGGCTGGTGCGATCAATGCAGCTCAGATTGCTGCTGGTGCCGTAAATACCGGACAGCTCGCTGCTGGTTCTATCACGTCTGAGAAGATCGTTGCCAACGCGGTGACAGCCGAGAAGATCGCTACCAATGCGATCACGACTGACAAGCTTGCAGCCAACTCAATCACAGCCGGTAAGATTGCTGTGGGTGCTATTGGTGCCTCTCAGATTGCAGCTCAGGCTATCACGTCAGACAAGCTTGCTACCACGAACTTGATCACAGCTTCGGCTCAGATTGCTTCGGGTATCATTACAACTGCTAAGATTGCTGACGCTCAGATCACCCGTTTGAAGATTGGTGATGAGGCTGTCTCGATCGTTCGTTCCTCAACTGCATCAAGTGCCCTCAACGGAACAGCAGCTCCTGGAACATTCACCACTGTGCAGCAGGTTCTAAGCTTGACTGTAACCTTGCCTCAGGCAGCCCCAGTGCTTCTGCTAATGGCTCTCCAGCAAGGATACTATGGTTGGGATGTGAATGATCCTAACTACCTAGGCAACCTCGCTACGTATTTCCGGATCAGGGTCAACGGTGTTGCAGCCTTTGAACGAGGTATGGGTGCCGTTCAGGATACGCCATCCTTCTCAGGATTGGTAAATATGAATGCCGGTACTAACACAGTGACTGTCGAATGGAACGGCTGGTACAGATCTGCAAACGCTTATGTACAGCTTACCAATCGTAACCTAACCGCTTTAGTCCCAATGAGATAACCATGGCAAATAAATATACATACTACGATAATCACGGAAACATTGTCGGCACATCTCTTGGAGAAGCCCCAGAGCCTTTCTTTGAGAACAACTCTTACATTGACGGTCAGTACTCTTTCCAAACCCACTACATTGCTGGTGGGGTTGTGAAGGAGAAGACTGAGTTCCCTATCGAAGTCAACGGGAGCACCATCACTGGTGTTCCTATTGGCACGATGGTGAACATCAATGGCGAGTCTGTGATGTGCAACGATGGCACTGTGGAGATTGTCAAGGCAGGGACCTACCCCGTTAAGGTGGTCCTCCAGAAAGCACCATTTGTAACCAAGGAGTTGTTCGTATGAAAGTCGATCTGACAAAGAACCACATCACTGCCAGGAAGGCTTCATACCCTGCGACTGGAGAACAGCTCGATGCCATCTTCAAGATGGCTAAGGCTCTCCAAGAGTCTGGCATTCAGCTCCCTGAAGAGACAACTGCATGGATCAATTCGTGCCAGTCGGTCAAGAACAAATACCCTAAATCTTAATGAGGTGAGAAATTGGAATTGGAACACCGTGTCATTAAGCTAGAACTAAGGGTAGAAGACCATGCAGAAGATCTGAAGAGACTTCAAGACATCTCTGATTCTATGAAGAAATCTTTAGCTGGCATTGAGAAGACCCTTGCTCAAATCAAATGGATTGCCACAGGTGCTGTGGTTGCTCTGTTTGGTCAGGCCATGGGTCTCGATAAAGTGATGAAGATCATCCTATCATGAACCCCCTAGCCATCATTGAGATTGGTGCAAGGTTACTCGACAAGATCATCCCCGATAAGGATGCCAGACAGAAAGCTCAGTTCGAACTGATGAGAGCTGCCCAGGACCAAGAGTTCCAGGTGGCTCTTCAGCAGATTCAAGCGAATGCCGAAGAGGCGAAACATTCTAACCTCTTCGTTTCTGGCTGGAGACCTTTTATAGGATGGGTATGTGGACTAGCACTAACTTACAACTTTATAATCTACCCTTTGATGCTCTGGTCTATTGCTGCCTATGGTACCGATATCAAGCCCCCTCCGCTCTTCTCAGATACTCTGATGGAGCTAGTGCTTGGTATGCTTGGCCTAGGTGGTCTAAGAACCTTTGAGAAATGGAAAGGCGTTACTAAATGAACAAAGCTGACGAGAAGGCCCTAGCTGGTCTTCACGGCAAGCTTGCAGATGTACTGAAGGAAGCTCTTGATCAGGAGTATATTGACCCTGATACAGGATCCAAGCTTCCTCCCCCTGCTGCAATCCTCAACGTTGCTCGTCAGTTTCTAAAAGACAACAAAATTGAAGCCATTGCTGCCGAGGGTTCTCCTCTGCATTCCCTTGCTGATCTCCCTGTGTTTGAGGACGACAACATCGTCCCTATTCGCAAAGCAAATTAAACAGCCCACAAGGCTTTTTCTCAGGTTGCCTAGGTTACCCCCTAGGCGATCTCTGAAAACGTCTCTAAACCCCTTTAAAAGGACTCTATGAACTATTCTACCGAGGTTTCGGTAAAGACATGTAGCACATGTAAGACTACCAAGCCGTTTTCTGGGTTCCACAAGAACCATACCAAGGCTGACGGATACAATCATTTGTGCCGTGACTGCATGAAAGCAGTTAGCCAAGCCTGGCGAGATAAACCTAAAGGACGTGCCAAGTCCCTCTGGACCAGCTCCAAGAAGCGAGCTGACGAACGTGGGTGGGAATTTGACCTAACCCCTGAGTGGATTGAAGCCAAGCTCCTAGCTGGAGTGTGTGAGGCCACTGGGCTTCCCCTAGAGCTGACTGGTGAAACCACCAAGCACTTCCGTCCGTGGACCCCTTCCCTAGATCGCACTGATTGCACCCGTGGTTACACCAAAGACAACGTAAAGGTTGTTTGTTGGATGTATAACCAAGCAAAGGGAGTCTCATCACATAATGACGTAATAAGATTGGCAAAGGCTTTGATAGCGAATGACAACTAAACATCCAGTTCTACACGATTTCCGAGTGTTCGCTCACGTAATTTGGACACATCTAAATCTACCAAACCCTACTCCAGTCCAAAATGACATTTGTTTGTACCTACAGCACGGACCAAAGCGTTCGATTATCGAAGCGTTTCGAGGCGTAGGTAAGTCATTTCTGACATCTGCATTCGTATGTTGGGTACTCCTCAACAATCCACAGAAGAAGATCCTCGTAGTCTCAGCTTCTAAGGAACGTGCGGATGCGTTCTCCACATTCGTGAAGAGATTGATCAATGAGGTTCCAATCCTCCAGCACTTGAAACCCAAAGAGGGTCAACGTGATTCTGTGATCTCCTTCGACGTGGGTCCAGCCATCGCTGACCACAGCCCTTCGGTCAAGTCCGTAGGTATCACTGGTCAGCTAACCGGTAGCCGCGCCGACATCATCGTAGCCGATGACATCGAGACTCCTGGAAATTCAGCCACACAGATGATGCGAGACAAGCTCTCTGAGCTGGTCAAGGAATTTGACTCAATCCTTCGTCCCCTTCCGGACTCAAGGATCATCTATCTGGGTACCCCTCAGTTGGAGATGTCCCTCTACAACGCTCTCGGTGAGCGTGGATATGAAACCAGGATCTGGCCAGCCCAGTACCCTGAGGTTCAGAAGGTCATCTCGTACCAGGGCAAGTTGGCTCCTTGGATCACCAAGGCGATCGAAGAGAATCCCCAGGTGGCTGGAAAGCCCACCGATCCCCTCCGATTCGGTGAGGAGGATCTCTTGGAGCGTAGGGCTTCCTATGGACGAGCTGGCTTTGCCCTTCAGTTCATGCTCGACACCTCCCTCAGTGATGCCGACAGGTATCCTCTGAAGGTTCAGGATCTCGTGGTTCAGAACCTCAACCCAACCATGGCTCATCCGAAGGTGGCCTGGGCAGCAGCCCCTGAGCTGGTCATCAATGACCTTCCCAATGTGGCTCTCACAGGAGATAGGTTCTATCGCCCGATGTGGCACTCAGACGAGATGGTGGAGTACACAGGCTGTGTCATGGCCATTGACCCCTCAGGTAGGGGTAGTGACGAGACAGGCTATGCCATCATCAAGATCCTCGCTGGTAACCTCTACCTGGTCGCTGCGGGTGGTCTCATGGGTGGCTACTCCGATGAGACCCTAGAGACACTCGCTAGGTTGGCCAAGATGCACCAGGTGAACCATGTCATTGTCGAAGCCAACTTCGGTGATGGTATGTACACCAAGCTCCTGACCCCTGTGATGGCCAGACACCACAAGTGTCTCATCGAGGAAGTCAAACACTCAACTCAGAAAGAGATGAGGATCATCGACACCCTAGAGCCTGTGATGTCTCAGCATCGTCTCATCGTTGACCAGAAGGTCATCCAGAGAGACTTCGATACAGCCTCAGATCCTAAGTACTCCTTGTTCTATCAATTGACCAGGATCACCAAGGACAGAGGTGCTCTGATCCATGACGATAGACTGGATGCTCTCTCCATGGCTGTCAGCTACTGGGTGGAGCACATGTCCAGAGACAACGATAAGGCTGTCTCTCAGATGAAGTCAGAGGCTCTCAAAGGGGAACTGAAGAAGTTCATGGGGTCTGTCTTAGGGTCTAAACCTAAGGCAACGACATGGATCTCTAAGAACCCAGCGCAAAGATAAGACAAGCCCTTGAAAACAAAAGACAATCTTGACTCCTGCTCAATAGGGGAGAGGGAGAACTAAAGGTTAATCTATAGGTTATCTCTAGGTGTCTCTCTAAGATTGTCTCTAGGTTTATCTCTAGGTGTATCTCTAAGTTATTATTATATATAG